TGAAGTTGTTTTTCTAAGTCATTTATTACGTTTTGTAAAGTATTTATTTGTGAATCTATTGATGTAGTATCAATGGATGAAGTATCAATGGATGAAGTATCAATGGATGAAGTATCTACCGAAGATGTGTTTGGTTCAACATTGTTATCAACATTATTATTAACAACATTATTATTATCAACATTATTAATATCACCATCATCGTAATCATTGTTACCACCGACTTTTTCAGGTTTAGTTACTTCTCTATATGTTCCAGAATTAATTATTTTTTGTATTTTTTCGTCATCTATTGGTATAGATTGACAAATTTGAACCTTTTTTGGATTGTTAATGTCAATATCATTAATTGACGCTTGTTTTATTTTTGGTCTAATTTTGAGAGTAAATCCATCAGTTCCTGGTTCTGGCATTTCATTATTATATAATCCTACAAAATATGCAAACACAACAGCTACTATTATACCCACAACAGAATTTGTTCCTAAATTTTTATTTCCGTTTGAAAATAAACTTATTGTTGATAAAATAAAAAAGAAAAACTTTTTATATACAAATGTGTTTTTAATAAAATCAATAATATTAAAAGTTCGATTATTTTGTTTAATACTATATTTAGCGTATAATGGTGAAATTAATCCATATAACGTAAAAAAGGGAGGACATAAAAACGCTGAAATCATGCCAACCCACCACCAAACAAAGCAAAAAACCAATAGTTTTGGATTAAAGTTAAAAAAACCTATATTTTCACTAGATTCCCAATGTTGCGGTTTTTCTGAAGATGGATTTCTAAATAATTCAGGTATACTTACAATATGATAAAATATACTAATACATAAATTAAAAAAATAAAGCGTTATCCATAAAAATATTCCGAAAAAACCATAAAGAATCATTATAAGAGATTCAGGGAGATAACTTAAATAGAAAAAAATAGTGTTAATCGCCAGAAAATTTTTGGCAATTATATTATCATAGACAGAAGAAAAAAATAATGAAGCGTTTGCGGACAATCCACCATTAGGGTTTTCGGCATTTTTTTTAAGATAACATAAAAAACTATTGTTAAAACTGTCTAAATATTCTTGTGAATGAAATAATGCTTTTTGCGAAAATGTATCTTTATTTTCAGAAAAAAAAGATGGTCTCATAATATTTATGTCAATGGGAATATCTTTGACGACTCTATCAATAATAGTATAAGGTGCTAATTCGATATTATCAGGTAAAATATTTGCTTGAGCAACCTTACTTGTATACAACCCAAGTGTTCCAACTATAAAAATACCTATACCAATAGTAAAAATAATACTTAACATATAGTTTACAAAAAAATTTTTAAAATCAGGAGAAGTAACAGAACTTCCTGTTTCTTCATTTTTTTTTTCATCAATAGCGCTCGTAGTTTCAGTTGTAGACATTTAGTTATAATAAATATATATTAAATTATTCGAATTTATCTTATTATTGTAAAATGAATAAGATAAATACTAATTATGATAAAAAAATATGTTACGTATTTAAGAAAAATCCATCAATAAATAAAATCTAAATTGTATTATATAACATGAAACTTAATTTTAAATATACAATTATTTATACATTTTTATGTTTATTTTTATTTTGGGTCATAATAATTTATGGTTCTTCTCTTTGTAATGATTTAAAAATAGTTGAAGGATTAACTGAATTTGAAAAATATTCTCATCAAATAATACCTTATCCAAAAGATGCGTTAATAAATTATAATGATATAAATTCGCCTCAATATAGTCATACAGTAAATTTACCAATTAATGACCCTGTTAGTTGTAAAAATTTTTGTGGACCAAATGCTCAATGTTTATTAACAAGAGAACAATGCACTTCCGATATAGATTGTAAAGGTTGTAATCCTGGACCGAAACCACAAGATACATGTATAACAAAAGAAGTGCCTCCGTATGACGCTACAGGTAAATTAGGTCAACAAGGACTACAATATAGTCCATTGACTACAGGATATAATGATCATAATGCGGATTTTGCACAAATATATGAAGGTTCAAAAGATGCTCAGTTAAAAGTCCCATATCAAGGACAAGATCTATGGACGGACTCGTTTAATAAAGGGTTAAAATTGTATAATAGAAAAAGAAAAATAACTGATAAATATAGTGAAGGCGTTTCTAATGCTATACCAATAGCGACAGAAAGTAAAATTTCCTATTATGAAAATGACTATCCAATGAGAATATCAGCAACCGGTTTATTTTATGAAACGACACCACCTGCTTCTAATTCGGCAATAAAATAAGTATTTTTATGTGGCGTAAACTAGACCAACATTGCCCGACACAAATTGCACAACATTAATGCGTTCTTCAAACAAATGTAAATCAAAATTATAATCATATATACGCCAACTGCTTTTATTAATGCCGATTATGCTGCCAGTTTCAGGGTCACATATTGTCAAACTCTGAGCAAATGGGTCTAATGGAGGAATAATCGTAGTAAATTCTAATTCAATTTGATTAAAACGACTCATATTTATAGCGCCAGACGGTTGTAAGTCGTCATTATTTGAGTTAAGACTAAAATTATAACAATACAGTCCAGTGGGAGCATTACCTGATGTCCTTACGTATTTTTCAATATAATCAAACACTCCGGCAGGTTGTATATTTTCCCGATAAGCGCCATCTAATAAAATTCCCATAGCAATTAAAATAGATTTATCGTTTTGAGGATTATATGGTTGATTGATAACAATCCCTGTTAATGTTCCATCTGGATTTACGCCTGGTCCAATTTCTACGGGCGTTAATACGCCACTTATCGTTCTATAAACCGTATATGTTCCTGATGTTGGCGCTTGTATAACGTTTAATGGTAAATAATTATATGGCCAATTTGTATAATTCGACCATTCATTTCTTAAATTCGCGTCACTGCGCTGAAAATAAAATAACCAATTAGAAACCATACCTAATGAATCTAATTGAACTTTATTTGGTCCTGTTACATTTGGAAATTTTCTTTGATAAACTTGTTTAATTAAGTATTTTTGTTCATTTAATGCAAATAATCTTTCTTCATCATTAGATAAAAAGCAATAGGTACAATTTAAATGAACATCAGCATTCCATAATGTTCTTTTGTCCACATATGAATCAATATCTATTGACACATCTGGTGGAGGTTGTAAAAAACGATAAAATTGCATATACCATAAATTAAAATTGGGGGCAATATATGGATAATTATTAGTGGCATCAAAAACATCACGAATCACAAATAATTGATTTATTGGTCGAAACGTAATATTTATATGTAATTCATTATATTGTAATGATGTTAAAGGAAACGCCATTTGCGATTTTAATCCAAACCAACTATTTAATGGTATATATAATATTCTCCCTCTAATGGAAGGTTCTGGATTAACTAATTCTCCTGTAAAATAAGCGTTTGGATATGAGTTAATACGAGAATTCGCATTTGCTGGGTCTGTTAGTTCAGGAACTTGTCCAATCATTCTGTAAAATAATTCTTTTTTTTGACCTGAAAAATCACGCTGAACCGACGCCAATAAATAATCACCGGAATATTCTTGTAGCGTAAAATTTCCACATGTAATTGATATCTTGGATATCATTTTGGCACCAATATTTTCTATCCACTTGAATTCATATGGCGCCCATTGTTCAATATTTCCTAAACCTTGAGACGTTGACTGCTCGGTAATTTGTTGGGGTGGAAGAATCGGACTCCATATACTAGGCAATGCTACAGATATATAGCAATCCATTAATAAATCAGCATATCTTTTCACTTTGAACGTAAATGTAGATTCCTCAGAGAGACGTAATGATTTGCTTCCCTCATAATCGAGACGAAATTTCTGAAGACCAAAATTTGTATATTGACGATAAGTTGATTTAAAAAACGATTTTGTTGGATTTCCGTTTAAAACGATATTTTGTTGTCCTTGACTAACTAATTGCATAAGTCCTCCAGGCATATTTTTTATAATATAATGATATATTTTTAATTACTTATTCACCATAATATAATTTTACGTTCAAATAATTATTATATTTTAAATAATAAACTTATGGACCTAATCGATAAACTATTTTATATTAATTTAGACAAAAGAACAGATAGAATGTATCATTTTATTGAACAATGTAAAATTAATAATATTCCAGATGAAAAGGTGGAAAGATATTCAGCAGTTAATGGTGAAAATTATTTATTCACAAAAAAAGAACTTGATATGTTTAAAGATGCCGAATTTAATACATATTTATTGACACCAAAAATTATTAAACAAAAATTAATGGGAAATCAATTAAGTCATTATAATATTTTACTTGAAATGAAAAGACGAAATTATAATAATATCATAATATGTCAAGACGATTCTATATTTAAAAAAGATTTTATACATTATATTGATTTAATTATGAAAGATATTCCTGATGACGCTGAATTGATTAATTTTGGATTGCACGAAAAAGCAGTTAATGAATTTTCCGAAAAATACAATTTAGACAATGACGAAATAGACGACTCTATTGTTGAAAAACAAATAACAAACTTTGTATATTTGTATAGAACATGGAATTCAATAAGTTGTTATAGAGTAAACCCGGCATCATTAGCGTATATTGTTACAAAAAAAGGTTGTGAAAATATCTTAAATTATTTTCAAGAAAATGGTTTTAAATACGCAACAGATTGGAATTATAATCTTTACTTACAGTCAAAAAATATATTTTATGGAAGTAAATATGTTTTAGTTACTGGAAATAATACATTTAAATCAGACGTATTTGTTAACACAAATAATTATTCATTAGAAGAGTTAATTGACACTGATTTATATTATACAGATAAAAATACAACACACTCATATTTTCATATATATAATGAATTATTTAATCCAATAAGAGACATCGCTAAAAATATTTTTGAAATTGGAATAGGAGATTTTAATAATAAAAATGGAGGTAGTATATTATTATGGCATATGTTTTTTAAAAATGCGGTAATACATTGTGCCGACATTTTATCGGAAGATAGAATTTATGATATTATTTTAAAAAATAAAAATATAAAAACTTATTTAAATACAAACGCATATGATTTAAATTTTGTAAATGATTTAAAAAAATCAAATGTTTATTTCGATGTAATTATTGATGATGGTCCACATACTTTTGAAACACAATGTAAATGTATTGAATTATATTCTGAATTATTATCAGATAATGGCATTTTGGTCATTGAAGATGTACAAGACATGAATTGGATTCAATCATTTAAAAAAATAACACCTATACATTTACAAAAATTTATACATGTTTATGATTTAAGAAATAATAAAAATAGGTATGATGATATTCTTTTTGTCATTAATAAAAATGTTAGTAACATAAAATATGATGATATAACGATTCCTTTAGTGTTATCATACGAAACTAATTTAAAAAATAACGATAACGCTCAAATTTTAAAAAAAACACTTGAAAAACATAATTGGGAATATATTTTTATTGGAGAAGGAATTAAATGGACTGGTTTTAAAGATA